CTGTATCATCATCTGTAATTTCAACAGCTGCTCTAACATAAGCCATTTTATCTAATTTAGCCCAATCAGCGTTTACTGAAGAATCTAACACTGTAGTAACTGCAGAAGCAGAAGCAGAAGTAACATCTTGCCATACTGCTTGCTCTACTCCGTCTATTGTAATAGATTCGCCATCAGTCCATTGATATTTACATTTTGTCTCAGTATCAGCTTGCGCTGGATGATAAAGAGTAAGATGCTTTTTACCCTTAACAGATAGTGCTGGACTGTATGAATAAGTAACAGGTTCATCTATGTTAGCATTATATGTTATTACCATAGTACATCCAGTAATAAAAACACCCGTACCAGCAGCAAATGTAATGAGTCCAGAAGAACTAATACTAGCTATTTCTGAGCTTGTTAATGTAAAAGTACCATTGCCAGCAGTTCCACTATTACCTGTTACAACTATACTAACAAAATCAGTTGCAACGGTAGCTCCGTTTACATTTTGAATCAGATAAGTATCAGGATTTCCTTCACTCCATCCAGCTCCATCAGCTGCTTTTGTTTCAGTTACTGAAACAACTCCAGTATCTGCAACTGCTATGCTCCAAGATGCAGCTGGGCGCCATGTAGCGCCCCCGTCTGCATATGTTGGGTCCCACCCAGATTCAATCGGGGTGTAAGCACCAGAAGGGTCAGGCCTCGTGATAGTTAATGTATCTTGATTAGCCATGATTTACCTCCTTATGCGTTCCATTTAAGAATAGCGTGAGTTTCAGGAAGTGAAATTTCTAGACCAGCTTCAGTAATGATTTGGTCTTTTCTTCCATCAACATCGTTATCTTGAATGTTGGTTTCAATGAATGTGTCTCTGTTAATACCGTTACCAGACAGTGGTCGATATGCTACATTTTTCATGTCAACACCAACACAATAGTTTTCCCAAGGCCCTCTAAGTAGTGGGTCCGCTACGAAATGTAGGTCACCATAAATAGTATTAACCTTAGTAACTTGGTGTCCAAAAGCACCTTTGATGTTTTGAACGTCTAAGCTATATTGTGAAGAACCAACTGAGTTGTTCAAGAATGAACCTTGACCTAATTTATTTAGGTAAGTAATTACTTTTCTTGAAGCAAGCACTAGTTTATTCCCAGAATTTCCACCTTCAGGTGCAAAGAAATCTTCCATTGCATCTAAGAAAGCATCGTATCCTGAAGAAGCATAACTGAACTCATATTGCTTTCCGTGAGCTTCTGTATAAGGAATAATACCATGAGTATATCTTCGTGGAGCTTGGCCAGCAGCATCATCAGACGCTCCGCTTCCAAACAAGAAAGCGTGCTCTAGGTCCATTTTATGTTCCATAAGCTTTTCTGTCCATACTCTTTGATATTCGTTAGCAATACCTCTATACTTAGTTGCCATTGCTGTTCCAGAGAATAAGTTAATTGCAGTCTTAAAGATCTGAGTATAACCTTCTCTGTCGAATAAAGCATCTTCCCATCCATCTGGAGCTTTACTAGCCTCTTCCCATGAACTTCCAATAACCATACCCTTAGCATCATCTGCAAAATTTGCAGAGCCTGTAAATAAAGCTTTTAATTTAACTTCTAAAGTACCTGCACCACTAGTTACTGATGGAGTTTCCTCTACTTCAAAACGTCTTACCACTCCACTTGCATCTTCAATAGCTACAATTAGTCCGCCTACAAAAAATTCAGGCACATATTCAGCAGTCTGAATCTTCCCGAATTTATCATAATTAACATATGTCCTAATAGTATTAGTTGTAGCGTCACCATCAAGATAGTCGCCTAATGCATAAGTATGTACATCTGACACATCACCTAAATTGAAGTTACGTCTTTGCCATTGATGTCTCTGCTCTAGAAACTTAAATACTGGGTCATCTGTTGGTTTTTTAGCTACTTTGCTTAAGTACACAAAAAATGGACTTTGCTGAGGAGCTAACTCTGCGACTCTTTCGCCAAAGTTAAACAATCTTCTTGTCGAATCAATCGAGAGGCCATTTGAACCATTAGCAATAGTATTGCCAGTATCCGAACTAAACGGTCCTGTATAATTTGCCATCTTACTTTACCTCTATCCTTTCCTGGCTATGACCAGGGATTATTTTTATTATAATTACTTAATATTTTGTCCATAATCTGATCTTCATCTGATTGGTTAGTTGTACCACCAGATGAAGGCATTACACCCATAGGAGAAGGTACCTGTTGAGCATTCTGTGTTTGTTGGAATGCTGGACTAGGTTGTCCTACTGGAGGAGCTTCAGTGTTACCCACTGATTGCTTCATGCGCCATAGTTGCACCAAATTATCCATTGACAATGATTTTGGATCAGACATTTCTTGCATAAACTGTTTAGATTCTTCAGCTGATAAGCCATAATGCCCTTGAACGTATTGGTCAATTTCTTGAGCTTGTCTAGATTGTTGTTGAAAAGCTTCTTTTCTTTTAATTTCATCTAGTCTTTGTTGCTCAATTCCTTGTATGCGTTCTTGAACTAAAGCATTATTATAGTCAGATTTTAATGAATTATATTCATCTGTTTCTGCTCTCCAATCATCTAAATCATCCAAATATCTTGCGCTTTCGCTGTCTGGATCACTGTATGCCTCTGCTCTACTAAAGTTGCGAGGCTTCATCGGTCTATCAGGTGGTGGAGGAAATTCTTCAGGTGCAGGTTCCTGGTATTGTTGTTGTTGTACCTGCTGTGGTTGTTGCACCTGTTGCATTTGCTGTTGCATTTGCGTCATTTCATTTTGAAGTTTATCCGCTCTAGATTGCCAATATTGATATCTTTTTTCATCATTCGTTGGGTCAACCTCGGCTGGAGCTTCGGTTTGAACTGTTTCTTCCTGCGAGGGTTGTCCTTCTGCTGGAGCCTCTTCCTGAGTTCCAAAAAATGCATCCTCTACGGATATGTTGTTGCTTTCAGAGCCCTGATCTCCAAATGGTTGAACGTCGGTAAAACCGTCGTTATCATTTGCTGTTTGAGGGGTGTCTTGCGCATCACTCATTTTTTCTTACCTTTTCCTTTCTTGCTTGCCGATTTCTCGGGTGAAGCAGTGTTTTTATCTTTCATAGCCTGAGCTATTTCGTTTTTTATATTAGAGAAGGTGTCGTCCAAGCGTTTTTCAAAAACAGTGCCTGCGGCTTTTGCTTTGTTAGTAACTTGGTCAAGTTTCCCTTTTGTTTTCTCAACTTCAACCTTCTTACGTAGGTTAACAGATTCTCTGTCTCTAGTTTGAAGGTCTCCCCTAAGTTTTTTGTTCTCTTCTGTAGCTTGTTTTAATTGATTTTGTAATTGCTGAACCAAATCAGTTCTTTGCATTACACCTTCAATATCATATACTTCTGTTTTCTTGAGAACTTCTTGTCTATCAATAATACCGTTTTTGTATGCATCCATATGAAATTCAAGCTCTGCATATCTATTTGATGGTAAAGTGCTACCAGCTACAACAATAACGTCATATAATCCAACGCTAATATCATTCATAACTTTTATTTCACCACTTTTATCATCTACTAAACGTTTATTAACAACATATTCATCGATAGAATTGTTTGGTTGAACAATTCTAAATATTTTTTCCTGTGTATATAGTTGTTGTATCAATGGTATTGCAACCTGCCCTACTCTAGTAAGACCTGCTTCTATATCTGCTAATTTAGACTTCATTTTTCTTTGTCCAAATTCATCAATAGATATAGTAGCTTTATATGTTTGTGGAGCAGCTTGACTATTACCCATCATCATTTCATATAAACCTAACTGATGGTCAATATCATTTTTAGCTGTCATCTCATTTTGATACAATTCATTTGGCAATGGTGATGGTTGCACTGGCACTGGAGCTCCATCTGTAGGATCAAAAGGTATAGCTACTCCAGGTTGAGCCCATTTTTGCTCAAACTCAGCCATATCTACACTGCCTTCAGGTATTAATATTTTAGTATTAGTACTAGTTGTTGCATGTGCTATTATCAAAGAGCGAGTTTTATTTATATACTCTTGTAAACCTTTAACCATTCTTACATCGCTTACTGGGAATGGAGTTCTTGTATGTATATTCATAAATGGAACAATGGGATATTTATCTATTGGCAATATTCTGCTGTATAAATATTTATCTCCAATTACAACGCATTGCTTTATTCGTGATACATTTACTTCTACTGCTTTAATTTGACCTTGACTTATCAAATCTTTAAAAGTAATCTGCTCAACTTTAGGTTGCGCTGGCGCAGGAGGCATAGCATCTGGACCATAACCCATTTGCTGCATCTCTTGCATTTGTTGTTGCATCATTTGAGCTGCTTGTTTTTGCAAATGCTCAAGAACTTTCTGGACCTCTTCTTCAGTAGTGAAAATTTGGCCTTCTATAATCCAAGCAGGCTTTTGTATATATGCTTCAAAAGCGTCCTTTTCAAGCATTTCTTCTTTACCTGAAAATTGTTCGAATACTCTAAAACGATCTACTCGAACTTTTTCATATCGTTCATAACCTCGGATATAATCTTGATCAGCTACATTCCCAATATCTTCAGGAAAATGTACCAGTTGATTACTATCTGCTCGATTAGTAACGGGAGCTTCAAATCCTTGACTATATTGACCCGCACCTGCGTTCTTTATAGCCTTTTCATATAAAGGATAAAGCTTCGTAGCCTGCTCTTTAGTATATAATCGTGATACGATTATATTTTCAGCGTCATCAAAAAACCTGTCCCTGCAATTAGGGTCAACAAATACGTCTAATGGGTCAATGTTATGTATACAAACTTCACCTTTACCATTGTCCTTGGTTGGATCTTGATAAACTTGCATATATCCCACACCGCATACATAATAATCGTCCACTGTTTCTCTTACTACTTGTCTTCCATCTGATATATCGTATACATAAGTAAGTAGAGAACTCATTACTTGTGCTACTTTATTATCTGAATCTTCTCTTGCGGCACATCTAAATGATGGTCTATTAGCTGTAAGCATTGCTTTCGCAGCTTCAACCGCTGGATGTATACGATTTACGACAATAGGAGCTTGACCTCTAGCTGTTAATACGTCTTCTTGCTCTTTAGTCCATTGTCTTCCAAGTCTAAATTCTTTATCTTCTTTGACATTTTTCGCCCACATGTCTCTTTCAGATCTATATGTATTAAAGAGTTTATGCGTTTCGTCAACGATATTTTTGTGAGGTTTTCCCTCTTTTTTATTGTATGCCATCAGCTTAATATACCTCTACATTGTCATCCAATCAAGGACTTTTTTAGTAATACTTTCATTTATTTCACTAGAATCAAAGTTATCAGGGGCAATTCTGCATGGTTTGGCTCCATCTAATGCAGTCCACACCGCATCCATGACGTCATCATGCTGTCCTTTTGGATAAGATAAAAACTCTTGTTGTGCTGCAATGTCTTCAGGCCTAAAGTGAAATTGTTTTCTAGCAAACATAGGAACTAATGAGAGTAGTCTTTCAGATTTCTTTGTCCTTGGCTTTACTCCTGCCTCTAGACCTGGAATATATAGGTTTTCTTCTCTCATTAATTCCCGTGTACCAGTTCTTAACGCTTCTTGATAGCCTGTTGTTTCAACTTTAACTCGTCTTGGCCTATATTTTTTATAATAGTCAATAATCTTTTGCGGTTGCAACGACGGATTAATTCTTTCTCGAAAGATATCGACGATGTATTTATTGTTTTCATTATCTACTCCTACCATAGCTATCACAAAAAAGTCAGCTCTTATTGATAAACTACTAGCTGGATCTACTCCAGCATATATTTCTATAGGGATTATTTTCTTTTCATCTCCTAAATCTTGAACTAAACAATTTTGTCCATTAATTCTTTCATAGTCGTAATGATGCATTTTAATCCATTCAGGTTTAAATGGCGCCGCATCTGGACTTTGGGCAATATTCATGTATTCTTGATAGAATCCGTTGATATTACCTATGCTTGCAAATTCGTCTTTTATTTGCAATATTCTTTCTTTTGGAAATCTTTGTGGCCAAAGACTCTTTTCATCTTCATCCCAGATAGAATACCACAAGACCTTCCAAGAAGCTGATTCTTTGATCCAATATAAAAAACAATCTTCTGATATAACTGTACCAATCATAGCGATTTTGCCGTCATCAGACAATGACGGAATAACCGCTTCGGTCATCCACTTTTTATTCTTAGCTCTAGCCTCTGGAGTATAAGCGTTTAACTCTGATTCAAAATCATCTACAATAATAAGGTTAGGACGAGTATCTCCTTGGAGAAAACCCCTAACTCTTTGACCAGTACCAACAGCTACAATACGAGTATTATTAGCTAAAATAATATCTGTATGTGTCCACCTGCTAGCTGTTGAACTACCTAAGTTTCCAAATAAATCGTGAAAAACTTCAGAATTATCTAAATGGTATTTAATACGACTAAGGAAGTTAATAGACTGAGCTTGTGATTCTGATATTATAACAATAAAAAGGTCTTCATTGCTTTTTTTAAATGCTGCTCTCCATAAAGGATATACAAGTGTGGTTGTCGTGCTTTTCGCAGTTCCCCTTGGAGCAGCTATCGCTACTCTTTTATTAGGACCTGCTAAGGATGAGTATACTTCCGAATGGAAGGGAGGAATCTCTTTATGGAGTGCAGTCGGAAAACATGTTCGCCCAAATAGGGCCATATTTTTATATAGTCTACTTAATACTTGTTTTTGAGCATATTGCTCTTCGTAGCTATTCTTCTTCACTTTGAGTTATTCTCTCTAAACCTATAGACTTTTCTTCTTCTATAATTTCGTCTAATAGTTTAGTGCTAGATGTAGCTTCCAGTTTTTCAGTAGTCTTAACAAGATGCTTGTCTTTCATGCCATGCATATCTTGCAAATTCTCTACTGCTCTCATAATACTTGGAACGTCTTTCTTTTCTTTAGCCATTTTAATACCATCTTGCAATAACTCTAAAGTATAATCTTCTGTTAAATCGTGCTTTTTTAATCGTTTAGCTAGTGCTTCTCTTTTCAATGTTTGAAATACCTCCGATTTCATTGTTCGCTTCCATTTACGGCGCTCCCAATCTTCTATATCTTTTCCTAAAACCTCATCTATAACTTTATCGGGCTTTGCAAAATGTGCTGCCGCCATAGCTAAATCTTGCATGATCTGGCTATTTTTATGTGCTTCTATGTAACTTTTACCCGTTAATGTAGTATTACTTTTTCTACCAGCTGCTTTAAGAGGCTTGCCATTGTAGCGAGGATTATAAAAGGTATAACCCCAAGCAAACCTAATATAGTCCATAGGTTTATTTTTGTTGTTATAGGTTTTCCTTTTAATAACTTGTGACACATACCCATCGTCGCTAGCGCCATATTCACCCTGCTGTGCTTCCTTCCAATGTTTATAGTCGATTCCTTTCTCATCTGCCTCTTCAATAGAAAAGACGTCGTATACTTTCGCACCGACGTCTTTATGTTTAATTGTTATTGTATACAAGTTATTTAAATTTAATATCTCTTGGGGGATAAGTTGGTGCTAAACCAGAATCTGTAACCCCTTCATCCATATAATACGAAGAACCTTCTGGATTTATCCAAGTCTCATCTTCAAGTCCTTCAGTGTTTAAATTCATACCAAACATTATTTGATCTTTAATTTCTGGTGCCAATGCTGCAAATAGTGATGCTGGACCAAGTATACCAGGTATTCTTGGTCTCTGCTTTTCAGGAAGTCCATGCACTGACCTCATATAATCTTGCAAAGATCGAGTAACCATACTAGGTTGCGCTACAGAAGGTGTTGTCTTGGTAAGAGGCTTTGGCGGAGGTTGATACGTCATTTTGTCTGAAACAGTTTCACTAAATGGTATTGGCTGTTTACTTAACCCATAATGTAGTGTTTTACCCTGTTTTCTTAAATTTTTAGCCATTAACATATCTATGTTTTCGTTTGCATTAGACATTAATAACCTCCCCTTGTATCACCTTCTTCGTCTATCATCCAAGGTTCTTTATTAGATGTTCTTGAAAAAGAATCGCCAAATTGACTTTGAGGCGCTTGATTTTGCAAATTCTGCATAACTTGCCCTAATGCACTTTTTGCATTAGAAAACATGTTTCCAAAATTTACAGGCTCAGTCATAGTTATTTGATTACCTTCTTCATCTAAGGCTGGAGAACCATCAGGCAAAAACCCTTTTTTTGTTCTTGTTAATTGAGGTAACTCCATATTAGCTAAATTATCTTTTAAATACCTAGAAATTCCTTGTTGTACGCCTTCAGCACCTTCTCTTGCATAATTGCCCAAAGTATACATTAATGCCTGAGCCCACTTATTTTCTTCTGGAAGTTCAGGAATATCCATCATTTCACCCTCATATCCATATTCTTTTGGGATTGCAAAACCTACTGGATCGTTAAAAGGATTAGAACCTAATTCAGGCTCTTTCATTAAATTACTATCCATTTTAGGAAGTTTTAAGTCTAAATAATTTGCCATTGTTACCTCTTTAGTTCAAAATGTGGGAAATCATCAAAGTTGTTGTCGTCTACTTCGAAGTTCATATTCCAATCACCTCCCCACCTTAAGGTGATTCCCATTTGATTTGCTACACCGAGCACGAACCCCGCAAACAAGTGAAAACGTTCCCTATCATTCCAATCAATTGGGTATGGTACCACATCAACAGCACAGCTAGGATTAGCATTGTGGCGCCCTTTAGGGTACTTAACTTTTGTATTGCCTTTTTCAAATAATTCATTTTGCCTTTTAGCATTTCTATGTCCTTCCAACACGCTACAATCAACGTGTTTGATAACTTCGTTAAAAACCAATTGCAAGTCTTTTTCGCAAGTGGCTAGATTTTCTCTAGATTTCCGTCCAAATCTAGGCATTAGACTTTTTCTTTAAGTTTAGACGTCTTGTATCTGGTTTTATCCCTATCCAAGTTGTCCCTATATTGGTTGTAAACACCATCTTCGGCTTGTTTTTTGTAGAATTTTTTTCCATAGCGCTTAATATACTCCCGTTTTAAGGTAAAATCCAACTCTTTAAATTCTTTTTTAGTTAAAATAGACCATTTGTTTAAATCACCTAACATATCCTAATATACTACTATAATATACTATATTCCTATTGCTTTTTATAGGGTATGAGTACTATACTACTACTATACTAGTACTATAGTACTTAAAAATAACCCAATTGTACTATTTTCCAAGTCTTTTTTTCCAATATCTATACCGAATACGCTTTTTTAGAGGAGAATCAGTCTTTCTTTTTTTTCTTAACACCCACTCATTATCCACTTTAAAGCTATAAAAGTCCTTTTCTTCCCATTGGATCCAGTGGTATTGTTTGGCAGGGTTAGGCCTAGGGTTATTTAGGTTCCAACCCTCATCAAAAGCGGTTAACATCAAGCACATTACGTAGCATTTTAGTATCATGGCATAATATACGAAAAATTTAAAATAAAAAAAATTTTCAAAAATTATACCGAGAATGCGTGCACCTGATACACCACCAATAGTACCCCGTCGAAATTAGGGCTGTGCCCTAAGTTCACCGTTGAACTTATTGATTCTGCCCACTCTAGTGTTGCGTGCAACACGTACGTAATCAATAATTAATTAATTAATATAAAGGAACAATATCAATGAATGAATTAATCGATTTACTTAAATCTTTCAGCAGTAGCTTCAATCTCACTAAGACAGGTGTAACAGTCTTTGACCCAGTGAATGTCGATAAAGCAGCGCTAACCGCGCTTTGTCATCCACTTGGACTCACCTTTCGTGAGATGAAGCCTACTATTCTCCCTGACGGTAGTGTAAAGCAGTACTACTCTGCCAAGGAGAATTGTATGAAAGATGAAATGCATATGCTTATCGTTGGTAAGCCTCGAGTCGTCTCCGACGCTCAGATGGCTGACCACTTAAACGCTATTCTAGCGTCTTAAGGATAAGCAGATGATTCCACCCTCTCCTGCGCACATACAACGTGCGTATGGGAGGGTTTAATCTTTACTACACATATAATGTGTTGTGTTTTATTTATATTTATAATAATAAAGGAGGATATTGTATTGATTTAATTAATTAAGAACCAGTTAAGTCCTTAGTATAATCTACTATAATACATAAATGTAGAGGTGTGATGCCTTAAACACTATACTAAGGCAATACAAATTTTAATAAATGATGTTATCATCACAAAATGAGGTTATAATGGATAATGAAAGAAAGATGGAAATAAATGAAGTATTTGATGATTGTATGAAATTAGACATACATATTCCTGGTGATAATAATTGGTCAGAACATTTTAATTTATATATTAATACTTATTATAAGCGTGGTCGTCATACTAATAAATTACCTAAATTACCTAAATGGAAGTTAATACTTATCAGCTGGTATCAATTATTAGTTCAACATCAAGCAAAGAATGATGAGCACGGAGCAAATGTATTATTTCTTAAATATTATCAGCCACAGCATAATTGTAATACTTGTAAGAAGATATATTTTAGTGCAAAAGATGGTGAATTAGATGTTACATTTGATGAATTTAAATATTTCCACGAACTATATTGTAAAGAGTGGAATAAATCAAGAAAGGAGTAGTAAATGATAGTATTTACATTATTTGGTATGTTGGTATTAGCCAGCATAATTGGCCTATTTAAGTACAAATATGACCAATCTAAAGAAGATGATATAGTTAAATCAATTATTGATTGGAAGACAGCTAGATCTGATTATTATGCAAAGTATGAAGCTCCCAATGAGCCTGATTATGATGCAGAAGCAGCAATTGCTGAGATAGAGGATAGCTGGGATAAGCAGGCACAATCATGAAGAAATATTTAGTTAGAATAGAATATAAAACAGAGGTATATGCTGAAGATAGTACATTAGCTGTAAATCAGGCTGTAGGACGAATAACAGGCCATAGATTAATTACAGGATTAATAGCTGAAGTTATACCTAATCAAGAGGTAAATAAAGATGGCGAGAATATATGATAATCAAGTAAGAATGAGATATTCACAATACTGCCCATATAAATACAAGTATGAACTTGTTGAATGGGCAGATTCGCGTTATCCTACCAAAAAGCACAAGTATTGGAGTAAGAAGCGTCTCTACGCATTGTACTACAATACTAAGTGATCTAATAAGTGCTGGCGTGTGTATAACCTCACCAATCCCGTCCAGATTGGTTCTTATAGCCATCCATGCCAGCACACCCCATTGGGAAAGTGATAGCAAAGGACTTGCCTTAAGAGACTTAAGGCAATGATGCACAATCTAGAGGTAGCACCTCAAACTTTCCCAGTTGCAATTATAGAGAGAGATGTAAATCCGACCCGTTTAGAGATAGCCTACTGCAGAAGGTATTTATATCTTAAAACAATACCCAAGGTATTCTCTCTCTTATTATTATGGGAGGATATTGACAGGCGAGTACTATTTAGCTGATAACTGGGATAGTTTACTATCTGACTATCACTAACGAGGGTCAAGCCTCCCACATATTTTGTTAACAGATAACCGTGTAACCATAAGGAGAAATAAGATGGCAAGCACAAACAGTAGTACAGAAACACCAAATCAAAGACCAGTAAAGGTATTTGAAGGTGGTATCTGGGTAGATAAAGTAGTAACAGGCACAACAATAGGTGATCTGCGTAATTCACTATCAATTCCACACGACAATCAAGTTAAAGTGGGAGATATAACTTACACAGATAATTCTAGTGAATTGCCTGAAGTAAGAGTTGACCAAAATGGCAATGTTATAGCAGAATTGGTCGCTTGGCAGTCTAATACTAAGACTGGGGGATAAAGTTAATAGAAGGGCCTGCACATTAGTGTGGGCTCTTCATAACCAGGAGATAATATGACAAGCTTAAATTTATTTGATACACAAGTAGATAAGTTTGACAAATATACTCAAATACCATTCACAGAAGATAAATTATTACAAGCATACATATATAGAGGAAATCAGAGCCGTTATAATGCACAAAGACGAGATTATGATATATTACCTCTATCTAATTTGTTTGATTTTATTGATGTAGATGTTATTACAGAGATATTATGTCAAAAACCAGTTACAGACTTAATGGAAGCGGTAAATGATTATAATGAAAGCTATAAACATATCTGTTTTGATATGCATAGAAAGAAAATAGTAGATTATGAACGATTTGATTTAGCGCTTACTAAAAGTTTAGCCTGGAAAGCTGGAACTTATGCTCACATACTAAAAGTTATCGATTATTTCGAAGGCAGACATATGAGAGCAGCAGGGATGGAGAGTTTATTTAAACGAAGAGTTAATAATGATGGTTATATAGACTTTCATAGAAACAGATTAAATAGATTAGACACCTTAAGAGCTACAGCTAAAAGAATGGTAGGTAGTAAAGAAACAGATGCATCTAAGTATAAAGATAGAATGTTAAATACTATGGATACTATCAATAAAACAACAGAAGAAGGTAACAATGTTAGTGATAAAATAAGAATTAGTCATTATTTTACTACTAATGAATACAATAGTGATGAACCGTATACATTTCTTGATACATTTTTAATTACTAGAGTAGACATTGAGCCAATGATGATGTTTTACACAAAAGGTAGTGATGTTGTTTTTAAAATAGAACAACCAGCTATGACTACATTTTATCCAAGACCATTGTATAAAGTGTTAAATGGTGATCGTAAGCATGATCATACATTGTTTGGATATTCAAAAGCTAAACATTCATATTTGCAGGATTATTCCATATGGCATCCCAATGGTAACAATGTAACTAAATCACCCTGGAATACTGTATGTTTATCTGGTCATTCAGATGATGTCTTAAGAAATATGAGTTTACATAAATATGGAGATGCAGCATACGCTCTTACTTTATGGGGTAGTTCATATAATCTTGAACATACTAATCCATACAATGGCCCTAATCAATTAATATATCAACAAGGTTTTGATAAATTTGTTGAGATTAATAATGATGAAGATGACAATGCAATAGAATACCTTACAGATGTATTGGGCATAAATAATGATGATTGTTTTAGTCAAAGACTTCACAAGCATCGTGCAGTATGGCTTGAAGAAACACCAAATGGTCATAGAATAGTAAATAAATTAGATGATAGTCAAAAATCTACTTTAGAACTATTTGCTCATCCTTTAATTGAAGAATGTAAAAACTGTCCAGTTATAGACAATTGTTATAAAATGCAACGTCAACTAGAATATGAAAAAGTAAGAGATGAATATCTTCCTATTGTAGAAGCAATAGTTGCAATCACATATGAAGAAGTAGAATACGGAGATACAGACGTACCAATATATGATTTACAATGGTCTATAATAGAGATATTACAGAAATTAGCTAAAAGTGATTATGATAAGTGTGATTCTATTATAATTGACAGGTTAGACAAAGCTGGTTTCTTTAAAGAACCCTTAACAGCAGAAGAACAAAAAGCAGAAGATGTTCGGATAGCACAACTACAAGCCCAGAAAGCTATGGAGCAATGGGCGTTAGGAGCAACACATGGCGACCACTAAAGCTAAATTTATCATACAGCTAGATGCATGGAATACAATGCAACAATTTGCAAAAATAGCACATGATAAAGATGGAAATGAAATATCAGGTATATGCTTAGTTAAAAAGACTAAGCATCCTGTAGATAACACAGATGTATGGGAATTATTTGAGCCCTGTATTCTCAAGCAAGAGAACTCAGCTACAAATACTATACTTGATAAGGATGCATTACCTCCATATTATATTGATATGGCTGTTAAGCATGGAACAGATATCAGATATTGTTGGTGGCACTCACATCATACAATGGATGCATTCTGGAGCGGAACTGATCAAAAAGAGATAGAAGCATGGAAAAATAGCTCTTGGTCATTAGCCCTAGTAATTAACTTAAGACAAGAGTATTGTTTAAATGTTAGTACCTGGGATCCTATTGAACACAGTGAAGATGTTCCACTTGAAATAATACGTCCAGTACCTGAACCATCAGCAGAAATGCTTAAAGAATACGAAGAAAAATGTTCTAATATTGTTAGCGCAGTAACAACATCATATAGACCTAAAACTGGTTATGGATATTATCATAACGCAGGTCAATTAAGTATGATAAGGTCTGAAGGTATTCCTGAAGACTTAGTGTTAAAATGGAATGCAAGCGATACAATGGAACCTTATTTCAAAGTATACAATGAAGCAGTCAATGGATTAGACGATTTAAATAGCGAGTTCTTAATTGATACTATACAATACGCTGATTACAAAAAGAAAGTACAAGCGTGTAATAAGAAATTAAAGAAAGTAAACGCTAGATTTAAAATCAAAATCCTAAGTAAACAGAAACTAATAACAGCAGCAGCTACTGATGAGCCGCATGAGTTCTTTGTCTTTGATAATGATGAGACAGAAATGGCTTATATGTCAGCAGTTGCTAATAAAGAAGCTATAGAATACGGAGGTTATGGATGGGTATAAACATGCGTAGTGAAGGACTTGTAAACAACTTGCATGAATATACATATCATATATTAGGTTGCGGGGCTATTGGTAGCTCTGCAGCCACTCAGTTAGTACGATGTGGTGCTACTAAGTTTGTATTATATGATATGGATAAAGTTGGTACAGAAAATATTGGCGTATCTCAATACTTTGATGAGCATATTGGATTGCAAAAGGTAGATGCATTGCAAGAACATATGCAAAACATTAATTATAATGTTGATATAATGGTAGCAGATGAATACTTTAATTTGTTTAGATATCAAAATAACAATGATATAGTTATACTTGGTTTTGATAGTATGAAATCAAGAAAAGAAGCAGTAGAAGAGATATGTAGAAGAAAGAATGAAAAACCCTTTCTTTTAATAGATGGCAGAATGGGAGGTGAACATTATCAGCAATATGTATTTAATGATGTCACACTCAAGAATTATATGGATACTTGGTATTCAGATGAAGACGGAGACCCAGAACCATGCAACATTAAGGCAACAAGTTATTGCTCTAATATGGCAGGTAGTTTAATAGTAAATGCTATCAGGAAAATAGTGACTAATAGTCCTTATGAAACATTCCTGACATTTAATTTCCCTACTATGTCAATAGAGAAAAAAACATTTGTTCCTATGTAGAAAATGTGGTAAATTATAAGCCCTGGCCATTAAGGTCAGGGCATAAAATGGAGTAATCTTAACAATGGAAAAGAAAAAGCGTAAAGCTATTTCTATTAATCCTCAATTGCTATTAATGTATGGCGCACCTAAAGTTGGAAAATCTACAATGTTATCCAAATTAGATGATTGTCTTATTGTAGATACTGAACGTGGTGCTAATATGTTAGAAGGTTATATTGAGAATGTAAACAATAGAGATGAGCTAATAGAATTGCTTATGCAGTTAAAAGATAGTAAAGATGTTAAATATAAATATATAGCATTAGATACTATTGATAAAGTAGCTGAATGGGCAGAACAGCGGGTATGTGAAGAAGAAGGTGTTAGATCTTTATCAGATTTAGCTTTTGGTAAAGGTTATGGTTTAATGCGTGAAAAGGTATCTAAAACGATAGAAGCCTTTTTAGGTGTTACTGAGCATCTAATAATAGTAGGGCATCGTAAACCAGCATATGCTGTAACAGAAGGTAATCCTATAGTTATACCTGAGTCACTAGATATGACAGGTAAACTAAAGAATATCATTATGTCTAGATGCGATGCAATAGGATATGTGTTCAGAGAAGAAGACAAGCTAATGGTTTCATTTCAATCTAATGATGCTATAGAAGCTGGAAGCAGATGTGAACACTTAAAAGGTAAAATAATCGATTTCGAATGGAATCAAATATACAAGGAGACCAAATAATGGCAATAGTAAAACCTAAAATGAGTTCTGGTGGTGGAAATAAATTCTATGGAATTTGTGAAGCTAGCATAGTGGGATATGAAGATAAAAGCAGCAAGTTTGATTGGGCTGATATCTTTATAGAAGTAGAAATTAAGCTTAAAGATAGTGAGTATACTAAGAAAATGCAAATATGTGGACAACTAGAAAGAGCTGGTGATGAAGTAACAGGTGGCTCTGTGTTAAACAGAATGTATAAATTCTTTGAAGCTATTGGATGTAATGCTGGTATTAATCTTCAAGGTAATTTTGAAGAAGAAGATGGTACTCCTATTTTAAATATAGCTGAACATTTAAATAATAACTTTGCTCCTAAAAGTGATTTAAGTCCATTTATGTGCTATGTATACAAATCAGAACCTAAAGATGGAGGACAATCATATACTAGAGTTCTTCCTAGATTAGTAATGAATACAGAAGCAGGGAAAAAGGATTTAGAAAGCTATGTTGCATTTATGAAGCAAAAAGGTCATCTTAAAGAAGTAGACCCTAATGCTGCAGCAGCATCAGAGCAAGTATCATTAGCTAATGGAGCATTAAATAATCTATAATGATTATTGAAATTGCCAAAGTGTCGCCTAGCGCGAGAGGTTTATTCATTCAAAAGAATGAACTCCCTAAGCATATAAAGCCAGACGAGCCATTATTTAGGTCTACCTATTTATATCCTGACAGTGTCGATGATCACTTAAATCAATATGGTTCTATTAAGAACTATTTTGGAGAAAGAGATATAGACAATGTTATTATAGATATAGATAGAAAAGACAATTCAGATGAATACACCCTGGACAAACTAAAAGAAGTAGTAGACATCTTGTATGCAAAAGACGTAGAAGATGAATCTATACAATGTTTCTTTAGTGGAACAGGCTATCATATGATAATAAGTAATGAAGTGTTTGGCTTTACTGCTTCTGCACAATTGCCAATGATTGTTCGTGCAACAATGAGTAAGCTTTTTCCAACAATAGATAATAGTATATATATGAGGAGCGGGATATATAGAGTTCCTCATACTATTAATAAAAAATCAGGATTATATAAAATACCTATAACTCTTGATGAAGTATGGCGAGAAAAAGCAGAATATATTAAAATGTTAGCTCAAAGTCCTAGGTTAGAATATGATTATAAACCGCTTACAGGATGTCATCAATTTGCTGAAGATCTAATTAGTGAAGACACAAAAATATATTCTATGCAATCTGTTGCAGAGCCAAATAAAGTAGTACCGTGTGTACAAACAATGTTAAATGCAGGACCTGAAGAAGGTAATAGACATAATACTGTATTAAGA